GTCGTCATTCTTGAGGAAAGGCATAGCTTGGAGGAGTGATCCGTAAAGCAGTGCTTGGGGGGCGTAGATGGTGAACCAATTGGTCTGGTTGGAGCTGTCCAAAGGTTGGACACGTTCGTAGTACAGCACCTCAAAATCATAAGCCAACGTAGGAGTAGGCGCCACCATCCAATGGGTGTAGTCGTAGTCACAGTAGTACTTTGGGACTTCCGTTTGCGCGGGGTCAGGCCAGTACTCGCGCAGGTACTCATACCTACGATTAAACACAGGCTGGCGCTCACCAGCTACTGTAATGTTCATGGAGACAGTCTTGTGCCAACGAGCAGGCTTATCAATCACGTTAGCGCCTGCGGTCATGGTGCTGGTGTTGACGGTCAGGTTACCCAAAAACTTGATCTGAGAGGCTATAACCTGCTCAGCAAGCATGATAAACAGGGGGATCTTGTCCAGCGTGGAAGTGTCGTTACGCTCCAGATAGGACTGGATGTTTTCGACCAAACTGTCATAGGTCATAACACTTGCGGTCGTCATGCGTTCACCTCGTAGATTCGTTGGGACATTTTAGTATGCCTTTAAGATAAAAACAACGCCCGTTCGTCAATGCGGCGTTTTTGCAAGCCTTTGAGGACTTTGCCCCCACCCATGCAGTATTTTAGAAGTTCCTCAGCCGCACCAGCCATCTCACCACGAAGCAACTTTTGGCGCATGGTTGACCTTTGGAGAGTGCCCAAACCTACGTTGAAAGAAAATGAAACGAGCGAATCAAACTGTCCTTGAGTAAGAGGTACAGGACAATAAGTAGCCACTCCCTTCTCAAAGCGATCAAGATCCGCCCTAAGTATTGCATCGACTTCCTCCATTGAGTATTTACGCATAGCCTCTGGGGGCGGTATAAAAGCGTCCCGTTGGTCTATCTTGAGCTTACCCTGCTCTGGAAACATGAGGTGCCCAACGCCCACCGTCCAAAGTTTTGCCGGGCATTTATACGGATTCTGACGCACCCCCTCGTGGTGGCGAATCATGTGCAAGCACCTGTCAGATATGTTCATTTTGGTAAATTTAAAATTAAATAACCGCTAATAAACATAGTCAAAGCCATTTTTGTGTATATTAAATAAATCATTTGCCAAACGCCCGACCGCCAAAGTGGAAAGCAATGATGCTGGCAAACAAAGCTTGAGTGTCAGAGTCCCACAGCATCTCGGCTAACTCTACAAACGTGACGCCGTTGTGCCAGCCATAAGCAAACAAACCAACGTCAACAAAAACTAGCAGAAAAAAGAAACCGTAGGTAATGACAGGGCGAACGCTGGCGCGTAGGTTTTTCATCCAAGGGCTAGTGCCTTCGTTTAGGCTTGTATCGTGAGCGTAGATGGCCTGCATTTCAGCCTGTTGGGCGCCAATCAAAACTTGTTGGGTGTTGGCCGCGCTTTCGGTGGCTAATTGGTCTGAGCGAATGTGTTCAATACGTTCTTGCGCCTCAAAGCCAGCCTTACGCAGTTCCAACTCGCGTTCAATCTGAATTTTGGCCAGCGCCAGTTCATGCAGTTTGTCAGACCGATCTTGAAAGAAGTCTAGCAACTTGGGCAGGCCGCCCATTAAAAAAGAAATCAGGGTTGAGAGTAGTGTCAGCATTATCCTAGTCCAATCATTTCAATTCAAAACTTAAATTTGCATGGCGAGGGTACTGCACGATACGCTCACCCTCTGGGCATTTGTATTTGATGGTCGCAAGCAACGTGGCTTTGCCGGGTGCAATCTTTTCTTTTTGCACCGTAGTAAGCTGGTAGGTAAACGTGTCAATTTCTGGCCCCGCTGGGCCGCTAAACTTGCTTGCGGTGGTGGTAACTTCATGCACCATGCCTGCTGAATCACGAATGTTTGGTGTGAAACTTTCAACAGAACAATCGTCCCGTTTTTTTATTCTTGCAACTGTGACGTTGATTGGCTTTCCAGCATCTGCCACAATTTTAAAATTCTCTGGCGACCACTCAATGATGGCTCTGTCAAACCAACCAAACTTGTCGGCAAGCGTGTAACTGCCCCCTAGTGCGGCAACACTCGCGGCAACGGCTCCGATGGCTTTGGTAAGGTCAACCATATAAACTCCAACTCCATGCAATCATGTACGTGCCAAAGATGACAAAGGCAATTATGAGAGCCGCCACAATAAATGCCACAGCCCAGTCTCGCATGTCACAACCCCAAAATCTTTTTGACGAGCTCCCCAGCAACGCCGGGGCCAAACAAGACGCAGACGATCACCCCATACAAGAGGTACTCAATCTTGGTCATGCGCTTGTCTCCATCGCGCAGTGAACGATCTATGCTGTTGTAGCGTTCGGTACAGATGGCTTCATGCACAGCAAGCTTAGTCTCTACTGTTTCCATCATCAAACTTCATTCTGATTCTTTCAAGGCTGTGTAGGCCAGTTATGCGATTGCCAAGAAGATGTATGAACCGCCAGTAGCATTTAAACCTGCTGGTGCTGTGCTGGTAACTTCAAATCCTGCGGCGTAGGTGTCAACGTAGTCAGTACCCGTGACTTCAGCCGCTGTGCTGTTCAAGAGCAAGTAAGGGTCATTGCCCGCCACGATTCCTCGTGCTGAATCCCAGACGTACCAATCACCAACGTCATCTGTGCGCTTAATAAGGACAAACCTTACCCCCGCTGTAAAGCCACAAGGCACAACCACAGTGTTACCTGCGTTGCCTGTGTATGAGCCAACTTTGGAAACACCTGCACAAGTTGCAAAGAGGTAGGCAACATAAGTTGCGCCGCTATCATTTAAAGCCGCAGACGTGCCTAAAGAAAATACTGTATTTGTGGGGGCTGTATTATTCCATGTAAATGAACCACCAGAAACCCACGCAACTGTTGTATTTAAAATTCCATAATTTTCATTACCTGTTGGCAAAGAATATGTAATCCAAGGTTGTGTAGTATTTCTGCTCTTAATAATCATAAACTCAGGGGCTACACCAAGATTATGCGTTACTGTTCTTCCGCTTCCAGTCCCTGTATAGCAAACTACATCATGGAAACCTGATGCTCTTTTAAACATCCAGCTACCCCAAGGAGGGCTATAAAAAGTAGTATTATTTTGCCCGTTCATATAATCCCAAAGGTTATACGATTGGGATACTTCAGCTCTTGCATTTCCGGTTTGTAATTGACCTGTACCTGTTAATCTAGTTTGTATATTTTGATATGCGTTTGTGCCATCGTCATAGCCTGAAGTAAGAAATACAAAAGAAGTATCCATACCAGCATTAAAGTTTGTGCTTCTAAATCCTGGCGCACCAGACTGACCATATACAGGATTAAACACTTTAGTAGCATCTATAGGCACTTTCATTGGTCTACGAATGGCTATATAGACGAATGTATTACTTGGAGTAAAATATCCAGGAGTTGGTGTATTAAATCCTGTGGATGTGGGTGCTAAATAACTAGGATTATTGTCAACATTTCCCTCAACAGCAGTTGAGTTTGGATTTAAAATTCTAAGTTGTGTTTGATTCCACCCACGCATTACATCTGCCATTCTCCAAACTTCAGTATTTGTAATATTTTTATATATCACAATTTGAGGTTCGTATCCTAAAGTAACACTACAGCCGCCACTTCCATCTGAAACAAAACTTCCACACGAAATCACATTGTCTGTACCAGTTAGGCCAAAGCCTCCTGCGTCATGGGCGAACACATACGCCACATAAGTGCCACCAGATGCGTTGACGCTTGCATCAGTTCCAAGGCTAAACACTGCGGATGTGGGGGTTGTGCTGTTCCACCAAGTTGCACCTGTAGCTGCTGCGTTAGTAAGGTTTAGAATAAGATATTGTGTGTTTGCAAGACTGCGGTGGTAAACAGCCCAATTTGACGTTGTGTCTGTGCGCTTGACCATAATGCAACCAGGAACACTTCCAAGGTTGTGAGCAATAGTTGTGTTAGAACCTGTCCCTGTCCACGTTACGATGTCAAAGAACTTTGGTTGCTCTCGGAATGTCCATGAGACGTAGCTCGATGCGCTGTTGTTCCAATTTTGGTCACTGTTGCCTAGAGAGAAACCGTTTGAATTAAACGCAGTTAGCGACCCAGCATCTGTGGATTCTGTGTTGGTAGCACTTGTGTACAGGTACTTTTGTACCCCACGCACTGTGTCCCATAAGGTATGGTGGTAAGCGCCTGTTCTGTTCTTCACCCAAACCAATCCGCCCTTAGTAGACAAATCAATGCCATTGGTGATGGTCTGAGTAGAGTTATTACCTGTATAAAGGTATGTGCTGAAAACATCCTCAATGTAGTTAGGCACAACAGGAACACCACCACCAAAGGCATCATAAGAAGCCGCACCACTTGTTGCTTGTAATGGCATAGTGTTAAGCCTTAAATTGTGTGTTGCTTGCCAAGACTGTGAAAGTCGCACTACCTGTCTTGATAATCAAATATCTGTAGGAGTCAATGCCACTAGCATTACCCGCAGTAGGCGCACCACCTAGCCACCTAGTAGTGACTCCAGAAGTCGTGCCATCCACTTGAACAGCAGAGTTGTAGTAAGCCGTAGAGCCTTGAGTGACCAAGAAAGCTACAGTCATTGATTGACCCGTACTCATCAAAGTATTCAATGAAGTACCGCTAGAGGCTCTGAAGTTAACTGTCCAGTTAGCACTTGCGTTACTTGTGTAGTACAGAACAGACTGAGTTGTAATGTCGTAAGCAATCGTTCCAGTAGCCG